GTGTTCCAATACCAGCCCTGTCTCTGCATCGACAGTTCGGAACGGTCAATCATCCTCTCGATGATCGAGTTCATTCTTACGCCACCCCTGTCCAGGGAGGAGAACTCCGTTGGTTCCCCCAACAGGCTGACGACTTCATTGACTGCTTCCAGTTTTGTCATGCAGTTTCACCGCCGGTTTTAAGAGCCTTGATTACCTTGTTCTTGCGACGATTGTCGAATGCCAGACCGGCGCTTCCCGTCACACCGGCGATCGTAACGAGCGACGTGATGAGCTGCGTCGGGTTGAACGTGCCTTGGAGAATCGAGGTTGCCAGGCCGGAACTGATCTCCACGAATTTAGACTTCAGTGCGTCCTGCGCTCTCAGGTCCGCCTCGGCTGCCGTGACTCGTGCAGCAAAGGTATCGACTTCGGCCCCGAGCTGGATCCAGTCCACCTGTACGCCAGATCCCGTCGGGCTGGCCGTCACCGATTCACAGGCCGTCAGCCACATTGCGGTAGACGCCGTGATGAGGATTGACACGAGGATTCCACGATTATGATCGAGCCAGTTTGTAAACTTGTGCCAGCCGTCGTTCATGGTTCATTTCTCCTGGTCTGGTTTGAGGTCAATTTCATTCTTCTCCAGGAATAATGTGATCAAGCTGTCAACCTTGGCCATTCGCTGCGCGTTTTTATTCTCAATCGCTTCCATTTTTCTGTTCTGCCTGTCTACACAGTCCTGCAACCTGTTGATCAGTCGCACCTGGTGTTTCATTTCGTCTATGTATGTTCTTCTTTCATCGGATATTTTCCATATCAGTTTCCCCAGGTACGCAAGTGCAATTACTGCGACGCCTGCGGGTATGTATACTTTTTCATCTATGGTCTGTACTGCGATGATCGTCCCGACCAATACGGAATTGGTGGCGATCAGCTTGAGTGCCAAGATTGAAAAGCCATTCATGGGTTACGTTCCAACCGCCAGGTAGGCCAGTCCAGTCGAGCCGCTCAGGTTTTCAAGCCATACTTCACCGAGAACCCTGGCGGTGCCGTTGAAGCCATCAACCGCTCCGCCGGACTCGCTGTAGTCGCTGCCGAGGATGAACGGAATGTTCTTCACGACCTCCAATACCAAGAACTTGTCGTCGCCGCTGGAATTCGACGTCAGCTGTATGTTCATGTTCTGGCTGGTCAGGATGAACAGGTAGTCGAAGTCGCTCGTGTGGATGGTCCTGTCCCACACCTTGGTTTTGGCTGTATTGGCTAGGGAGTATTCCATCTCGAAAAACACTTCACTTCCAAGCGAAACGGTAATTCCCGTATCGGTTGTTCGCAATCCTGCTGATCGCGCATTGCCACGGTCGTCCGTGTAGCTGAAGCGCGACCACGTAGTAAGGTTGTTCGCCATCGGCTGACTCCAGGTTGGGAAAAATCGCCTTGCGGCGTTGCCACCGCAAGACGACGGAGGGAAAGAAGAAAAACTGTCTCCTTGAAGTTAACGGAGTTGTGCGCAGATATACCAATCAAGTGAAATGATTGGGTCTATGCTGTTTCCATCGGTAACGCAGACGAAGGACGGGGCCAGTTCCGTTGTCGGAATGTTGGTCGTAATTTCGTCACCTACCGGAACTCCGTTGTGAAGCGCTTGGACGCTCGAAGTGCCAGCCACGACGAAACCCGCCGTGAAGTATGTATCCTCGACCATGCGGAATACATCGGCCTCTTTCGTCTGGGTTGTGGTTGACTCTGTCGCCAGGGTCACATCACCTTGGCCGTCACCTTCACACAGAAGCCCGATATAGTTGGCCGAGCTGATGACGTTGCTGGCCATGATCGTGGTGTCCAGCTCCGAAAGACCGACAAACATCTGGATTTCGCCGATGGTGTCGGTGACCTTCCATCTGGCCTCAAAGTAGATGTCTTTTCCAACAGCCGGTAGGAAGGCTTCCTGAATGCGCTGGACATTCATGCCTTGGCCTTGCGTGGCGGAATAGGAGTCAATCTCCAATATGCCGCCAGCTCCATCAATAATTTCCGCAGTTCCGGCGGTTGCCGCCGTTGCTACCCAATCGCCACGGTCAGCGGTGGATGCTGCGCCAGCATCGAAACGATAGAAATCATCGAACTCCACATACATGTCTGCGGGATCATAGGGAATCGCAGTCTGCGACCCTGACCCCGGCTTGAACAATCTGGCACGATGTGCCGCAAAATTCTGAGTAGCCATTTTATAGCTCCTTTTGGGGGTCAGGAATCATCAACGTGGACTTCACCAGCACACCAAGGTGCCAGCACGCCCGCGCCAACGATCATTTGGGCCTTCATAAACGTGGTATTTCGACGCTCATCGAATTCCATGTGCGAACGAATACCTCCAGCCGAGACGTATCCAATGGCTGCCGAGCCTTCCATTGCGCCACATAAACTAAGCGCAAGTGGACGACCGTTGCCGCCACCGTTGTAGGTGAAGTCACCCTGGTACTTGGATGGTCCGGTTGTGATGTTTGTTGAAGGAAGATGATTGGTCACGAATGATTGAAAACCTTCGACAAGACCGATCGATCTCTTGTTGAGGTCGTTGGCCGTATCGGAGTAATCACGATCAAACACGTTCGTTTGATGTCTAAGAATCCGTCGCATGTACGGATTGATGAACAGGTAACGATTGTCTGTGGGGACGTTGTCGTCGTCCATGAGCTGCGCCAGTTCGGCTAGGTCGTCACGGAACAAGCCTGAGCCGGAAGTGCTGTCGGCATAGACCGATTCCATTCCAGAGCCAGTACGCTCAACCTGATTGCCGCCGTTGTGAATGGTTACCCCATTCTTAGTTACGGCTGCGGTTTGAGCGGCCTTGATGCCGATCACGAACAACTTTTCATCGAAATCCTCGGCCAATGCTCGGCCCAACTGTCTTGCGACCGGTCGGATCACGTCGAAGTGAGACATGCGAGTCTGATCGAGCGGAAGGTCGCGATGTGCAACCAGGATATCGTCGATCGTAATCGTGCCTTCGTCGACAGTGAAGACCTGTCCAAGCAGTTCCGTGCCGGGCGTGTGATATTCAGGCGTTGGATCTGGACCGAGCAATGGGAATTGCCAGGATTTTCCAGGCCCTACGTCCTTTGACGAGACGACTTGTGGGGAAGCGCCGCCTACACCGAAGTCACCGCCGAGTGCATTCCACAGCAATGTCGACGCGCGAAAAGATTCCAGAACCTCACCCCAGAACATTTTCAGGGCAAGGGCTGTATCGTCTCCGCCAGTCGCAAGAAAGCGCTGTGCATTTGACGTTGCCATTGTAGGAACTCCAAAGGTGTGATAGAAAACCAGGAACGATTTTGGTATCGCTCTAGAAGATCGCAGGTGTCTTCATCTAGTTCGCCGGGCCGACCGAAGTCGGGTATCCCACACACTGGAGAAAGGCTGCCAACTAAGATTGAACCGAGACCCTTGCGCCCGTGACGCACATACTTCGCGTGCGGTACGCAATGGACCTCAAACAGCGGCTGCCGGAATCGAACCGGCCATCACGGACGATCAGTCCGATGTGACGCCTTGTGCCGCACTACTTACCAATGTCGAATTGTTTTTTGTTTTCCTGATTCGAGCTGACTTCTTTGCCTGGCTTTCAGTCAACTGTTTCTTCAGCTTATCGACCTGTTCCTTCAACTCCGACATCTCCTTGGTCGTGCCGGATTTCGTCTGCGGCTTGGTGGCTGTCTTGGCCATCTCGACTGCGTCCTTGAGAGCATCCGGCCTGTTACGAGCCATGCCGGTTACATACACCTTGTCGGTAACCAGGTCGATGATCTCGCACATGATGATGTTTGGATTGCGATGGACGAACCGGTAGGTACTGTTGAGAGTTTCAAGATCAGATGCGATGGATTTTTCAATGTTGAACGGCATTCTTATATACCTTCCTCTTATCAAGTAAAACGGCTCGGGTCTTCAGTTGATGCGATTCTATTCCGAGCTGTCATGTCACCTCTCCTGGCCTTGCCAAGCGCATCGAAGTAATCCTCCGGCGTGGTGATGGCACCGGTATTCACCGGATGCGCCATGGTTCCTTCTATCAACGGTCTGGCATTTCCGGACTGGATCAGCTCGGAGTGACGCTGCATCAACTCCCGCACCGCACCTTCCACCTGCCCAGGGTCTTTGAGCCTCGCGTTGAACGCCTCGTGCTGATTTGCCGGGATCATTTCCACGGCTTGGGTCAGCAGGTTGTTCATCTGGTTCTCGCCTCCGACCAGGTTGATCGCGTTTTGCCTTGCATCGGTTGCGGCAGCTACGGTCATCTGTGTCACAGCGGCCTGGCCACGAAGGTACTGATCGACCATCGGCTTGGTGTAGTTCTGCTTCTTCAACGCCGCGTACTGCTCGTCGCTCAGGTTTCCATGTTCAGCCCAGTGCGATTGCAGGTCCTGGGGGTCCAGGTCGGCCTTGGAAAGGATCTGTTCGACCGTCAGCTCTTCGCCTTCGACCGGCTCCTTGATCTCCAGCGGTGTTTCCGCATCGGCAGGCTCTGCCGCCGCCGTTGGCGGCTTGGGAGCGCTTATCTTTCCGATGATGGATTCGAGATCCTTGTACGCCATTTCCGCCGACGTCACATCTCCATACATGTCGCCGATGATGTGGGTTCCATCAGGGATCTGGGCAAGTCCGATCTTGTTTCTGGCCTCGACGATACCCTGCTCCAATGCCTCGGGCGTATCGTACTTCCCGGCGAATTTGCTCGAATCTTCCGGTGGTGGTGATGTTGGCGATGGCGGTGGTGTTGGTGGCGTATCCAGTTGCGTCATGCTGCGGCCTCCTGCTGGCTTGCTTCGTTGGCGGCGTCTGCTTGGCCTTCGACAACAGCTCCAGCGCTCTCGATTGTCTGCTCGCCGGCCCGTTGCTGCAAGGCAGCGGCCATCTGCTGTTCCATTTCAGCCTGGAGCTGCTCGTCGCTCTTTCGCAGCCCTGCCTCGTAGATGCCCGTATATCTCAATACCAAATCGACGACGACTCCCATGTCGATCTTGGACATGGCCTGTTCGCCCATGGCGGCAAACGACTGGAGCGCTGCCATGAGTTTGTTCGCGTCGATCTGCGACTTGAGCGCCGTCAGACCGGTGATCGCATGGATATCGACCATGCCATCGTATATCGGCTCTAGCAGTTTGTCCCGCTGAAGCTGCCATAGCACCCGCTGCACCAGTGGCAACTGTTGCTCGTCTGCTATGGGGGCGTAGACGCCTCCCAATGCACCTTCTAGTTCAAGGGCGATACGCTGGACCTGGAACGCAGTGACCCGATCTCCTCGCGGCTGCTGATCCGCTTCGACCAGGAACGCCTTGCTCAGGTCGACGCTCTTTCGTTGCAGGTTCTGGAATACCACGTTGAAATCCGCCAGCTTCTGGGCGCTGAACATGCCGATGTCCTGCTGCTGGCCACCACGAACGCTGCATTGAATGACCGTACCGGACGGCTTGGCGAAGTCCTCGTCGCGGACACGCGAACTGTAATCCTTGATGGGATGCTGCTTGCTGGCAATTGCCGCGAAGTCCAGCATGGATTCTTCCAGCCGATTGACACTTCGCAGGTCGCCTAGATTGAGTTCGACCAGACCGCGACCGTAATGGCCACCGGCCTCAAGCTCATAAGGCGTGGCAAAGAATGGGCTTACAGGCTCCTCGCTCGTCCTGATCACATGCTGGTTCACCTCCTGGGTGATCATCCATGTTTTCGACCAGGGCTGCCATTCGACCGCCGTGTAGATATCCTGCATTCGGTCACTAACTATCTTTTCATGCAGCTCAGCGCTCGACAGGCCGGCGGTTTCCAGTTCCTTGTCCTCCAAGCTCAGGGGGTCAATTTCCTCGCGGAGAATGTGGTACAGAATATCGCCGCGACTGTCCCGACGAGTCACGTAGGCGTCACGGCGATAGCTCTTGATCTTGTAATCATCGGTGAGCTGTTCCAGTGCGTCGCCTGTGACCACGATCTGGCTGATGACCGCACGTTTTCGTGATCGGAAGCCTGATCGATGACTTTTACGGCCACTATGCTCTACCTTGACCGTTTCCAGCACCGATCTGATGTAAAGTTCGAGCATGTACAGGTCATTTTCCGCTCCCTGGACCAGTTCAGGAGATAGGCCCAACCCATACTTTAGTTTCGATGAAGGTTGAAGCCGGAACCATGGTGAATCCGGCGGGTAAAGTGCCAAGAGCAACCTGCCCTCGATGTTCGTTGTGCCTCGGCTACCTATCGACTGGTAGTTTTCCGGCAGCTTACTGTTCGTATTCTGATCCTGCGGAGGCAGAATCCAAGGCTTGGTAAGCGCGGCACACAGCCTTGCTCGTTCCAGAACCTCGTTGTCTGCACCGTGATCGTGTTCAAAACGAGATTTCAGGTTGTGTTTAGGCATAGCTCGGTAACGACAATCCGGTTGTGCTTGTTGATGTCGGGCCTATTTCCAACCCGGTACCAGGTACGACCAGATCGCCTCGGCCTTTTCGCCGTCGCTTCATTGATTCCCTCTGTGCCGCAGCATCAAGCAGATCCTGCTCTGATATGAGCGACGGAGGCTTTGCGGGTAGCGGCGGAGGTGGCAAATCGGGCGCGGATGATCCAAACCCCATTTCATATATCTCCTTTTTGATCTCTTTCCAACAGACTTCTAAGTTCATCGACCATGTTCCGGCGTCCTGCATGGAACGCAACGGACAACCGGCCCTCTTCTGTCGCCAGATCGTTCACATCGGTGATCGTCGCATGTTCGACGTCTCTTTCAAGGGCCGCAACAAGATCGATTGTCTTGTGTGGCAACTGTCCCTGCCAGATGGACATGCTTATGGCCTTTCTTCAGCAGATAATCGTGCAATTCCACGGGTTTTACAATGTGCCTGGGTATGTCGGCCCCTGCTTCCCGAAGGCATTTCGCAACAGTGCTGGCACAATCATCGGTATCAACCAGGCCACGCGACAGCCACCTCAGTATGGTTGGGAATACCTTTTTCGGTATTCCTACCGCGTAATCGTCGATATCGATGGGTCGAACCAGGGATACCCTGACCAGACAGGTAAGGCTCGGGTATTTCAAAATGTAGAGAAGGAACGGCCAGTACCAATCGCCGCGAACCGTGATATCTAGCACTGCCTGACCGTCCGAAACGGCGCAGTGGACAATGCGGCTGTTTGAAATAAGGCTGGTTAATTTCGCCAACAAAAATATGAAACTCTTCGACGGATACCTGTAAATGATACGGATCCTCCTCCACCATCCCAGGCGTCTTTTCCTCATGTCCGAGACGGCGCATCCAAACAAAATATATGCGTAAAAACGTCCATTCTCTTCATTGGAGTCTAACGATTTGTTCATGCGAAGAAATACTTCGACAAAATCACCATGTCCAGGTCGTAATCCAGCCGAGTCGGAGGCTCTGGAATCGTGTCGTCATTGAACAGTTTCTTGAACCATTCGTACAGATCCTGAACGATGTCGCCGCTGTGCAATTCGACGAATTCCCTGCGGAGAATTCGGGAAAGCCGGTCAACGTCAGCCGAGTGCGTCCAGTACGAATCGTGAACGGCTGCAAACTCGATCCCCTTCCTGCCACATTCCCTAGCTGTCATCATCATGTGCGTGGCGTCGAGGGAATGAATGAAATTAGGCGGAAACCCGTCCATCTGGTTGCTGCATGAAACCGGCAGATCCTGACCGTCGTAATGGACACGGA